GGTACAATAGATAATGGTCAAAGGAGGACAACATGACCAATCGCAGTATGCAAGTGAAGGTAAGGAAACTTCGTGCCAGTCGGCGTAAGAAGTACATGAACTCACCCAAACATGCCGGTCCAGCTGTGGGCTGGTTGGATTGGGTGCATGGCAAAGCCATTGCCTTGACCAAGTTCGAGGCATGGTTCTTCGGTGAACGGGTGATGCTACCGCAAGTAATGGATGCTGATCCCGGTGTGATCACGCGTGAGTCCAGCAATGCTCGGCGTGCTGAGCTGCATGAGGAGGACAGTCGTATATCTCTGGATTCCCCTAAGTCCGCTAAGGAGCGGGTGGAGACAATGCGGAAGAAACTGGAAGCCGTGTTGCAAATAAAGCTGTACAATTGCATCGTACTGTTCGATGACGATATCACCAAGGTCTGTCTGGCCTGGGTGTCTCAGTCGGAGTACTACATCTTGAAGAAGTTTAATGATGGGACTATCTATCGTTCTGTCAAGTATGAGTCGAGGGACAAAGCTTTCAAGAAGTTCCATCTGGGCGCTGTCTTGTACCAGCAGAAGATTAACCTGGATGAGATAGCTCCGCCTGCTAAACCTTACCTGGTAGGTGAGGGGAACATCCCATACGAGAAAGCTTATAAGAAACTTTACTGATCGCGCGCTGGGTCCTCTGTCCCCCGCCCAGCAGCGTAACCCCCGAGTTGAGTTCTGCAGCAGAGCTCCTCGGGGGTTTCTTATTGCATGGAGGTTACCATGAAGGTAGCTCGTGTCAAGATCAACGAGATGTACTTCGAGAAACCTAAGGCATATCGTTATCAACTGCGTGGTTACTCTAACATCCAGCTCACCATCGAACGTTCCTATAAGAACGAGGGACTTCACAAGTGGTGGATCTTCTTGATCCAAGCTCACGATGGTGTTGCCTCTGTGCACGGACCATTCGAATCTGTGTTCGAAGCAGTAGAGTCAATCAACATGGAGGATCTCCTATGATCTGGCTATGGAACGCTTTCGCGTGGGTAATCAATACTCCGCTGCGCATTCGTCTGGGGAGACAACGAATGAATCAAGAACGAGAGCATAACGATTATGTGGATCAGGTAGTCAACCAGCGTTTCTCGGAGATGCTGGACTACATGGTCAAGGCTGGTGAGATTGATACTGAGGATGCTGTGCGTATTAGGGAGAAGATCGATTGGGACTTACCTGTTTGTAAGTCCAACATAGACTTCATTAGTTTGGTTGCGCAACTTCAACAGAAAGAAGGAGAAGAGCCGCCCAAGCAGAAGAAAGTCTTGAAGTCAGCCTGAACCCCAAAGCATAGAGGAGAACTAAATGCGTAAGGGGATTATTGCTATCGAGAAGTCCGGACAGACCATCGACATGGAGCTGTTGACTACAGCATGCAAACTGTATCCCACTGGCTTCGGTGTGTCGGTAGTGGTCGAGGACGACAAGGGCAACAAGAGCCTGGAGACATTGGCGGAAGTTGTCGACGGAGGCAATGACGCCGCGGCTCTCACGATCGTGAAGGAATCGTTCACCGAAGACTTCGTGATCATGACGTTGTTCAAGCAGGACGGTGACGTCAAGGAGGATGATCTTCAGCCGTACGTTCTTTTCAAGGACGGCGACAACCCTTTGATCGTCTGCTTCGTCTCTGGCGAACTGAAGAAGTATCAAGACAAGTCCGGCTACTCTGCCGAACATCAGTTCGTGGAACTGTTTCTCAAGAACAAGGTCAACGAGTTGTTCGAGAAGACCGAAGGCTGCGAGACAGTCGAAAACCTGATGGACGAGATCGCTACGAACACCGACTTTCAGAACGCGGTTACGTCCGAAGCTGGCGGGGATACCGTCGTAGTTTTCCATTCTAAGGATGACGCGTCGGCAACACTCTCGGCCACTAAGAAGGATCGGAGCTTCACCTGGGGATACCTATCCGATGGTGAAGGATTCGATCCACCCACAGTAGGGAAGAAGAAGTCCCTGCTGCCCACCAAGTCCGCCGTCGGCTCCGACTCCACTCTGATCAAGGCCAAGCCCGTTCCTTCCGACGAGCCCAAGCTGGTCGTGGTCTCCATACCTGAGACCATGACGGACAATCAGAGGCGGGTGTTCATCCATAAGCGGATGGGCTCCTTGCCTACGGATTGGAAGACGTTGAAGGAGATCTTGATTCCTTATTCCAAGGCTCTGGAATGTGGGGATGTGGGGACCAAGGACTTCAAGGACTTGAAGGGAAAGGTGGGAGAGTATCCGGAAGGGAAGCAGGCGCCTCAGCCTTATATCCCATTGATCCCAGCTGAGTCCAAGAAGAAGGGAGACAAGTTCTTCGATTCTTTGGATCCTTCCAAGTGGAAGGTGGAGGAGGACAAGGTGTCCGACTGGTCGTCCCAGACGGCACACGATCTATTCACCGGGGACAAAGCTTTCGTCAAGTGGCCCGCAGGTGAGATCAAGCGTTACGTGACTGAAGTCGATGCCGATCACATTACGTCCTTGCTGTTCCAGCTTCGCAAGTATGCCATTGCGATGCAGGCCAAGAGCGGCAAGGCCGAAGAGAAGGCCAACGGCAACGGCAAGGCCAAGAAGCTGTTGAAGGCCAGCTAACTCCCCACGCTGTCGGCGATGCGCACAGGACCGGCAGAGCCAGTGGCAGGAGTTGTCAACTTGCGCGACTGGCACCTATTAACAGGAGGACCCATATGAACGTCATGGAACGTGCTCGTAAGTTACTGGTGACGGGAGCCAGCGCCGTGATCAATCACGACAAGGACAAACGGTTCTTCGATACCTTGAAGCTACCCAAGTATACCCCTGACGTGGCACACCTAGCCCGCTTCCAGCATCAGTTCATATTCAACTATGCGCCGGGGTTCTTGAATGGTATTCCTGACGAGCATTTGGATATCAAAGGATATGGCTTCACCGAGGATGACGGCCTCATCATGTGGAAAAAACTTCTGGGAGACCTGTCATATCCAGTTCCGATGGGCCATGACGACACCGTGCCCGACAAATCCCATCTGAATAAGCTGTGGGTCCGTCGAGATGGCATGGATTCGAAGCGCGAACTGTTGTTTCCTCCCGCTCGTGTCCGAGGGTTCCTGTGTAAGATAAAATATCCCGAGCATTGGTTCCAATTGCTTGACGAACGTACCTTTAATGGTGTAATGTTCGTCCGAGAACGGGTCAAGGTCATGATCATGTACCATGCCCCTGATACGCCTATTTGGGATCCCATGGTTACCTACGTCAATGCGTGGATGTATAAGGGGGAGCCTGACTATTGGAAGGATCAGATTATCAAGTCTGATGATCCCATGAGACAGACGTTGGTCAAACCAGTGGATGTCTTCCGTGCCAAGAACAAAAATATTGGTAGTTATTATTACTTTTCTGAATTAGAATACAAGAATGATCCTGTTCCTGCCATGGATTGGGCACCGACTACCTGGACCTTCGGTCATGAGGGTACTCCCGAACAGCGTCGTAAGAGACTAATTAATTTGAATAAGGAATTGCTCGTTGTCAAACCTCGTCGAAGGAAAATTACCCTGCCCCTCCTGCCCTAGCTCGGATGCCTACCATCTATACGATGATGGTCACGGCTACTGCTTTTCATGTCAGTACTATAAGCCTCCCGAAGGAGCTCCAGATGCCAGAGAATCAGGAGAATTCACGTACCAGTATGTACCCCTACGAGGTGTGTCTGCGGAAACATTCCGGTATTATGGAATTAAGACTAAGGTTGACCAGGGAGGAAGCCCTCGTGCTATTGGATATCCTTACCCGAACGGATCCACGAAAATTAGAAGATTGGATAAAAAAGAATTCTACTGGAGCGGGACTCATAGCCCTGGCCTCTTTGGAATAGATCGTTTCGCAGCAGGATCGCATCAGTATGCGACCATAACGGAAGGAGAACTTGATGCTCTCAGTCTTTACCAAGTCATTCGAAGCCCTGTGGTATCTGTACAAGCTGCTGGCAGTGCTGTCGCTGACGTGGGTGCTAGCCGTGATTGGCTATCCTCATTTGAGAGAGTATACCTCGCGTTTGATGGGGACGCCGCAGGCCGTGAAGCTGCAGCAAAAGTTGCAAAACTATTCGACCCGGACCGAGTCTTTCACGTACGATTTACTCGACCGGACCGAAAAGATGCTAACTCCTACGTGGAACTCGGCGAAGGAGAAGAGCTCCGAAATCTTTGGAACAACGCAAAAAGATACTTACCCGAACAGGTAGTATCCTCTAACGCCGAGTTCAAGAAGATCTTGGAGGAAGATCACCGGCGCGGTGTGCCATATCCATTCACTGAGCAGCTCAACGAGATGACATATGGTATCCGCACCGGTGAGTCGGTTCTGATCACCGCCCAAGAGGGCATTGGCAAGACGGAGTTCATGCATGCCATCGAACACAAGCTTCTCAAGGAGACCGACACCAACGTCGCCGCTATTTATCTGGAGGAACTACCACGTCGCCATCTTCAGGCTCTGGCTGGCATTGAACTCCAAAAGCCAGTACATCTTCCAGACTCAGGTGTGGGACAGGATACCGTATATCAGGCACTTGAGACACTACTTAAGAAGGATGACCGTCTATACTTGTTTAATCACTTTGGGAGCAACGATCCAAGGAGCCTCTTGGATACCATTAGGTTCCTGGTTGTGGCTTGTGGGTGTACTTACGTCCTGTTGGATCATATCACTATGGTCCCTATCGGAATATCAGGAGAAGATGAACGCAAGGCACTTGACTGGTTCTCTTCGCAAGTAGAATCCATGGTGAAGGAGCTGGACTATGCGCTTCTTATCGTATCTCACGTCAACGATTTTGGACAGACTCGTGGCTCTCGCTATATCAGTAAGATTGCTGATATACGCATTGATCTTTCTCGGGATGTCCTTAATCCTGATCCTATCCTGCGCAATACTACCCCGATCATGGTATCGAAAAATCGGTTCTCTGGTCGTACGGGAGCTGCAGGAGATGTTGTGTTCGATACCCTAACCGGCTGTTACAAGGAGGTTCAGTCATGGCCGACATCAAAATCTCCCAAGGTAAGTTCAGATGTACCGTCCTATCCGACTCCACTGACGGAAGGGACTGGATTGCAATGAACGCAACAGCGTATAATACGGATGAAGAGGGGGAGTATTTTTATTTGATTAACAGAGAGTATCTTGACGATCTATTGCAGGAGATGGCTGCGAGCGGATTGGAGGTCGAAGTGAGGAACAGATGACATGGGATGATTTAGAATATTGGAGATCTGACGCTTGGAGAAAAGTTGAGGAGAAGTTAGATGAGCTGGATAAACATGGTACTCTCCTGTGTCCTCGTAGGGAACTTCTTTTCAATGCTCTCGATCACGTATGTCTTGAACGTGTTAGGGTGGCCATCGTGGGGCAAGATCCTTATCCCGATATTGCTGACGCAACTGGCATTGCTTTCTCTATTCCTGGGAATCTCACTGTATTCCCATATACTCTAGGTGTAATCCTGAGGGAGTACCAACATGACCTCCATTATCCCATCCCTAGTTCGGGCGATCTTACGGAATGGTCTAAGAGGGAAAACGTCCTACTCTGGAATGCAATACCTAGTACCGTACATGGGCAGTCTCTGGCTCATTACAGCTGGACGGAATGGCAACCTCTCACTGAGGAGATTGTCAGGACACTGGACAGTCGAGGCGTGGTACTGGCGTTCCTGGGAAGAGTTGCACAGGAGTATGCGAGATTCGCGGTCTCTGGAAACTCAAAAGTTATACGGAGAGCTCATCCGGCGGCGGAGCGCTATCGCGGAAGCAAGGGAGGACATAACCTTTTCAGTGGTTCCCGATTCTTTACGACCATCAATGATTCGTTAGTCTCTTTAGGACAGAAACCCGTAAACTGGAGATTGACATGAAGACGGGGAAGAAGCTCAAGACTACGAAGAAGACGGTAGCAGAGCGTTTGGAAAGAGATGGGTTCGCTAAGTTCTGGGTAGTTTCGTTAAGTAATGGGACTTCCAGTAAAGCCTTCGATTCATTTGTGGATACTTTCGATTGGTTGCTAGATCATGTTGATGAGAATATCATTAGTGGTATTCTGATTCAACGTAAGTGGAAGACTAACAAACCTAAAGGTATTAAGGTTAAAGGTATTGCCAGTCCACGCAAGGGTAAGATGGCAGTCATCAAGCCACCCAAGACACAGAAACTTAACAAGGGTACCAAGATCATAGTCTACAAAGGAGGAACCTAATGACGTTAGAGCTGGTCAAGTATCGTGGAGTCTGGCAACTTCGAAGAGGATGGTTCCATGGCCTACGTACGTTTGTCCAGAAACAAATACATCCTTGGCGTAGAACTCAAGGAAGTATTCCCCTGCACTGAGATTAAAGCTCAGTTGTTTATCCGTAGACTGCAGCTCAATATGGATAGGGTGTACGTATCCGTTGTGTCGGGGTATACCCCACAAACCATAGAACGATGGGAGAACAACCCCCGTAGAACTATTCCCCTAATGCATTTAGTTGATTGGGCTAACGCCCTGGGGTACGATCTACAGTTCAAATTGACACGGATGACCCCAGGTACCTAAAAGAAATTTAAACGCACCAGCGGCCATTTGTGGGCGATTGAGAGGCATTCTATGAAGCACCTAAAGAGAGTTACTACTGATCCAACAATAATTCCCCAGAGAGAAGACCTGTCACTGACGTTGGTGGAGGGGCCTACGGATAAGAACTGGTTGAAAGACTTACCCGAAGGGACGGTCTTCTTCAGTAGACCTAAGCATACTCCTCCCTTTGCCCAAGACTGGGTATGTACTCAGTATAGGATAACACAACAGTACTTGAAGGTTACTTCCCTTTGGGATATTATGGGTCAAGAACCTGAATGTTATTTTGTAGTAGATAGTTATTTGTTCTCTAGTCAAAATACTTGTGTGGAGATATTAATATATGGTAAAGGTAATCGCTAATCATACTTTAGAAACTTTAAGAGATATTAAGAATTCTTTACAGTATTATTACTCTAAGGGTAAAGATACTTATAAGGAAGCTATTGAACAAGAAGAGAAGTATTATAGGGATGTCTTAAGACAGACAGCTGAATGAGAATAGTCTTTGATATTGAAGTTAATTCCTTAAAGAACCCTAAGCATATTTGGTGTGTCTGTTGTAAAGACTTAGACACAGGCACTGTTAGTATCTTTAGGAAGGTAACTGAAGATGAAACGGAAAAGAAGCGATTCCTCGACTATGTCTTGGACGCCAGCCTTCTGGTGGGCCATAACATACTTGAGTTTGATCTTCCTATTCTGGATCACCTATTGGGATATAAGTATCCTTCGGTGGATAGGGTGGTCGATACATTACTGGTATCACGTCTTGTCAACTACTCTCGCATAGGTGGACATTCCCTAGAAAGCTATGGAGAGGAATATGGGCTTCCTAAGATCCATTTTAACGACTTCACGCAATATTCCCCACAGATGGAAGAGTACTGCGTTAGAGACGTTGAAATTAATCATCTTCTCTACCAGCGTTTTCACGGGATCATTCACGATGCTGCGTGGCTTCCAAGCATACGGTTGGAGCACGACTTCCAGCTTATTGTTAACGCTCTACACAATAATGGTTTTGCTTTTGATCAAGGAAAAGCCGAAAAGCTACTAACCAAAGTCAACAGTGAGCTAGGGGACTTAGATGAGAAAATACGTGAAGCGTTCCCACCGAGACTTAAGTCGATACGCGAGATTACTCCGAGACTTACCGGACACGGCACTCTACATAAAGGTGATTTCCGGTGGGTTAGAGGTGGTGATCTATCAGAATTCAATGGAGGTCCATTCTGTAGATGTGAGTGGGTCGAGTTCAATCCGTCATCTCCTAGGCAGGTTATTGGCGTACTCTCTGAATCAGGTTGGTCTCCCACCGATAAAACCAAGACCCATATTGAGACGGAAAGGGAAGTTCATCGGTTAAAATATCGTCGTGGACACTCCACGGAGATTGACTCACAAGTTTCCTTATTGTATACTAAGCTTAAGATATTCGAGAAGTTCGGTTGGAAAATCAATGAAGCTAATTTAAGCACATTGCCTAGTAGTGCTCCCTCCCCTGCGAGACTGTTGGCCCGGCGAATACTTGTGGAGTCTCGCAGACGCACGTTAACTGAGTGGCTGGGCCTAGTTCAACCCGATGGTCGTATCCATGGTAAGTTCTACGGCATCGGAGCTTGGACACACCGTATGGCTCATCAGCAGCCTAACACGGCTAACATTCCCACTGACGCTAAGCTATACGGCAAAGAGATGCGTTCACTCTGGCGAGCACCTAGAAATAGGTTGCTCGTCGGAGTGGATGCAGAAGGCATTCAACTTAGAATCTTTGCACATTACGTCAACAACAAAGAGTTAATAGATAGTTTAATCAATGGAAACAAATCAGACGGGACTGACCCACACAGTCTTAACAGATCCATCATTGGCGATATCTGTGAAAGTAGACAAACCGCCAAAAGATATGTCTACGCTCTATTTCTTGGCGCAGGCCGTGGGAAACTTGCGAGCATTTTGGGACGCTCAGAAGAAGAAGCCGAAGAAGCTCTTGCTCGTATCCTCCAAAGGTATCCAGGGTTTGATCAGTTGCGACGAGAACAATTTCCGCGTGATGCTAAAAGAGGATATTTTATCGGACTCGATGGACGAAGAGTACCAATTCCTGGAGCCACCGAAGGAGATCGAAGACACCTTGCAATGAGTGGCTATCTCCAGAATGGAGAGGCCATCATCATGAAGAAGGCTTGTGTTCTATGGACCAAGGAGCTAGCCAATGAGGATGCCAAGATTGTCAACTTCGTCCACGACGAATGGCAGATCGAAACGCCGAACGATATGGATAAAGCTATACGAGTGGCGAAGACTGTTGCCCAATCGCTCACAGTGGCAGGCAATGAATACGGCCTGAGATGTCCTATGGCAGGGAGTTACTGGAATGAAGACCACCAAGACTACACCATCGGACCCAACTGGTCAGTCACTCACTAAAGGATTGGAGAGACTGGATCGTATCGAGTACGGGGAGAACGAGATCACTTCATACTACACCCTCAATCCTGAGGGACACCCAGATGGAGACTTGTACAGTTGGGTGGAGATACCGGATCATCTGTGGGAGACTGCAAAGATGACCAGCTACATTAACGGAATACCCATGCTATTTCCTAACAAAGTATACAAGAGGATTAGAGACTAATGCCCTTTCCAAGTAGTAAGCAACAATTTATTAAAGTACAGGGAAAAGTTAAGTGGTCACAATTAGTGACCCTGGACCCTCAGTACCACAATTGGCATATCAGCATTTACCCTACTCCGGATTCACTTAATACCATTCGTGACCTCCAAGGAGAAGGACTGAAAAATGTCATCAAGAAAGACGACGAGAACCAGTACTTCGTCAAGTTCACCAGATACCCGTACAAGGAGTACAAAGACCGAGGCGGTAGGCTCACACGAATTGATTTTGCTCCGCCGGAAATTATTGATCGCGATGGCGTGCCATATCGAGACCTTATTGGAGCTGGATCAGATGTTACCCTCAAACTTGAGGTATACCAACATGCAGTTCCTGGAACTACTAACAAAGCTAAGGCAGCTCGCCTCGCAGGAATAATGATTGATAATCTAGTGCCATACTCTCGTGCGGACTTCGGTCCTGCACAGGAGAGTATGGTCAAGGGTTTGGATAACACAGTTCCATTACCTAATTGGTGAGGACGCCTACCGTGCCAGCTTCGTGCTGTTAAGTTCCTCACCATTTCATTAGCTAATTGCCAACCATCGGATGAGCCGTGTATAAAGGCTTCAGCCACTGTTCGCATGAGATGCATGTTAGAGCAGTGTGGTGAGTGATGATCACCGTTAGCCAGAGGTATCTGCCTCCAAAGCAGATGATATCTCACCTAGTGTAGCGGGCGAGATGTAAACTCATGGACACTAGCAGTCTGGGAAGCCAGACCCTTGTCGATAGGTGGGTAGAATCCCCCTACCAAGCCTACTCCAAATCAGAAATCTTGATATAGGGACCAAGGTCGTGCCCCTGATAGCAAAGGGTCTAACGGCCACTGCAGACCTTACTGCAGGAAGAACTGACCGACAGCTGGGATCACTTCTGCCGCTAGTGGTGTAACTAGCAGGCTATAGGGCGAGAATGCCGTGAAGGAGGCGAGATCCGAGAGCGGAAGCCGGGACTACGAGAGCCCCATCCCGCGTAGCTACGCAGCTGAATGCCCTGGTGGCCGATGTAGGCTGAGAGTAGACATTCTTGAATGGGAATACAATGCCTGTTACGGTATGTGATCTGTGGAGATGGTAGAAAGGTGGGCGTAGCCTTATGAGGTTCGTTGCGAGGTATGGGTTCGATGCCCAGTGCCTTAATGGACAGCTGGCAGTACTTGGGGCTTTGAGTACTGTTACAATGGGTTCGACATAGGCACAATCAAGTCGGAAGACCTAGCGGTGGCTAGTGGTGAATCCTCATGGAACCGTGTAAATAAGAGCGCCTAGACCAGTGGTATACACGCAGGATGAAACCTGTGGATGCGGTGTCGATCGCCGCTCTCCGTTATTTCGTACCCCAGGAAGTCCTGCCTAAGCAGGGCGAGTAAAGGACAACGGGCGGCTCTGAACTAACCGTGTTGAGCGTCATTTCGCTGGAGAGCCTTGAGAACCGTTGGGCTAGAATATCCTCTCTAAATAGTGAGGCATCCACACCGGCTGTCTACCGGCAGTGGCGCGAGATGTGTTAGCTGCTCGTGGTAAAAGTGCTGCTCGGTCTAGTATCACTATTGAACTGGCAGAGAGGCGGGCTAAACTGATTCGACCTAGGTTCGTCTGAAAATACCCAAGTAAGAATGAACCGATAAGATGCACTGCAGTTAGCAGCCGATACGTACTCGTTACATGGTTGCCTCTGTCGAAGGGCGAAGCTGCTGCATCTGGGAAGATTGGTGTACGCAGTTCCTGTGTCTACAAAAGTAGGCGTGAGGGTTCGAGTCCCTCTTGAATGGCGAAAAGGCAGACGCGCAGGACACCTGTAGGGAATGCAGGAGCCACGTGGGAACGTGGACAACGTAGGAGGGTATCTTTGAAACTCTTCACTCTAGGCATGCACGTTATTCGACCACCTTAAGATTGAGGGTGAGGGGCACCCTCTAAAAGAAAGGAGATGTATCATGTCGTGGGGTCCTAATTATATTTATCCGCCACCCCCGCCATCGTATCCGCCGTATCCTCCAGTATATGGAGATCCTAATCAACGGCCTAACAAAAGCGAGATAAAAGACTATCTGGCTTTTGCTAGGGCGTGGGAGAAGCGGAAGGAAGAGAAACACAAACGTAAGGATGAAGATCAGAAGCACAAAGGCATTCATGTCGTAACCAAGCGTAATTTCAATTTCGTAGAGATCTTGTTGCTGCTGGTTATCTTAGGGCCATTCGTAGGACCTATGTGGAATAAGTTTGAAGTGCTGATTCTCAAAATGATCAATGGAAATTAATACACTCATAGCAGACGTGAACCAAATCTTGTCGCAGGAGGGATGGGAATATGGAGTCTTG